GTCAGAAAGGAATGCTGTCGCCGGGATACCGCTGCCAGTGCGGCCTCGTCAGCGGGTCGTCGCGCTGCGGATGACGGCCCCACAGGTCGAAGTAGCGCTGCAGCAGCGGCGGCGGGCGCTCCGGCAGGTCGTAGATGTGCCGGCCCATGAAGCGCGACATCCAGGCGGCCTGCCGGTACAGCTTGCGGGTCCACTTGAAGCGTTTGCGGGGCATGGGCAATCTCGGCGTGACGTCAAAGGTGCGTGCGCCCGTACTGCTCGGAAGCAGTCGCAAGCTCGCTCAGGAACCACACAATGCGTTTCTCCCAGCCGTAGTTGCTGCTACCCGCCACGTCCATGCTTTGAAGCAGTTCCAGCACCGCTTCGGCTTGCTTGCCGCGCTCATGCTCGGCGGCATGCAGCTTTTCGGTGTGGATCCGAATCAACTCGCGCAAACGCTTCGCCTCGTCGTCCAATTCGCGGACGCGGGAGGCGGCCTGGCGTAGCTGTTCCACGTCTTCAGGGGATGGAAGTCGGCTCATGCCTTACCCTGTAATCCCGCGCAGCACTTCCAGCGCGCGGATCATGGCAACGACATCGCCGCTCATCACGGCCCTGTCGGCTGCGCGCAGATCCTGCTCGATGAAGGCTGCGCCGATCGCGCCGGCCGGGCCAATCTCGTGGTACTGGGCGAGTACTTTGCGCACGCGGGCCATTTCAGCGGGCAGGGCGTCGGCTAGGGTTGTGACTTCGTTGGGCATCTTCACTCCTTCGGCGCCGCTGGCAGCGGCATCCAGTGCTCATACGGCGGCGCGTAGCTCACGCCATGCCCGCCGATCATCTCGACGTGCTCGGCGTGGTCGTGCCATCCCATCCAGCAGCCGTCTTCCTTGTAGTCGAACTCGCGCGATTCCTCGCCTTCTCTGTTCAGCCAGCGCACGGCAACGGGGTTGGTCATGTTGTCGGGCGCCGTCTCGATCGGCTGCCACTGCGGCGCCGCCGCAATCTGCCCGTCAATGAACCCGCGCCGATAGACGTGCTCAAGCTGAGACTTGACAGCCGGATGATCGGCCGCGTCGGCAAGGCAGAGCAACTGCGCTATGCGGGAGAACTCGGCGTCGGTCATCATGCCTTCACCTCGCGCGCCAGCAGCATGGCGTCTGCGTATACGTATGCGATCGCAGCCACAGACTCTGCGTGATAGTCCAGTGACGTGGAAGAACTCATCGCAGCCATTGGCTGCTCTTCGTCGTATACGCCGTGATGCGCAATCACGGCCTGCATCGCCTTCGCGGCCATGTAGTCCCGGAGCGTCATCCCGTCGCACGGCGCCATGCCTTGCCACGACTGGCCCTGGTTGAGCGGGATTGGAAACGCCGGTCCGCCGTCTTCGATCTTGCTCACTTCGCCCCCTCCACAGCCCTGCCGATCGTCAGCGCGAAGTCGATGCACTCGCGGATGACCTGCGGCGGCGGGTGGCGCGCGGCCTCCAACGCGCCGGCCATGAAGGCGCGCTTCAGCAGCACCTCGAGCGTGCAGTACGCGCCTGATGCGGAGTTGTCGGCGGCGTAGAGGGTGGCTTGGTCGGTGAGTGGGGTCATGCTGGCACTCCCGCATCCTTCAGCGCCGAGAGCTTCTGCTCCGCAGCGGCGGCGGCAAGGCGCGTCTTCTCGGCCTCGGCCAGCGCCTCACGCAATTCGCGTTGGCGCAAGTCTTCCAAGGCGTCTGCAGGCACATCCACACCGAAGCCTCGGCAGCGATCCACAACGGCGCGCAGGCGGTGTGATCCGGCGTTGTAGTGGTCGGCCACTCGCGCCGCCAAAAGCTCTGCCAAAAGCTCGTTACGCTTGGCGATCGCCTCGGCCTCAGTCTTGAATGGGATGACGCCATAGCTCTTGTCATCGAAGCGGTCTCCGGGGCTGCCGGCGATGACCTTCCATGCGAAGGACTCGCCGCGCTCATGCGTGCTGACCCACAACTGCAGGCGAACCTGTGAATGGTTGCGATCCTTGCGGAAGTCCTCAGCCGTCTTCACCATCCAGAAATCGCTGTAGTCGGACTCCTTCACAAGGTAGTGCGTGAATCGACCAGCCAGAAGGTCATCAATCCACGTCAGCTGCACATGCAAAGCGCGTCGCTCTTTCATGGCGCGCTCGTCTGCTTCAAGCTGGCGCTTCTGCGCCTCAATGGAGCGGACCTCGCCGCGCAGCAGTGCCAGACGCGCTTCTTGTTCGGCGATCTTCTCGTCAAGCATTGGGCTCGGAGGTTGGCGGTACACGTTGGTCCATAGCGCAACGCCATCGACGTAGCGGTCATCTGGCTCCGTCTCGACGTCGCCGCCATCAATCAGCGGCTGCACGATGTAGCCGCCTCCTTTGGCGGCGGCTACATACAGGCCCATTTCGCCATGCAGGTTGTAGACCTCATCGCCGGCCTTGGGTGTGTGCTTCGCGCTCATGCCGTCACCTTCGCTGAGAACGTGCTGCACGCGCTCTCTGTGGTGGAGCGAACCTGCTCCTTGTCGCTGTAGCAGTCCGACCAGACCCAGAACGGCGCGAACGCGAACGGGCGGTCCTTCGCCTTGCCGGCCGGTGTATCGAAGAACCTACACTTGCCGTCGCGGACGAAATGCGCGCAGGCGCCGCACTTGACCATCTGTTGTGTGCTCATGCCTCAACTCCCGCGTACATCTCGGCCATCGCCCCGACGTGCGCCTGCAGCTGCCGGCAGATCGTCAGGTACTGTGACTCGGTGAACAACCGCGACGCGCCATCGACGCGCGCCGGCCGCACGTGCAGCACGTCGGCCAGGAACTGCGCCGTCATGGTCACGCCCAGCCGCTCGCAGATCACGCCAAGCTTCAGCGTGGCGGGCTCCGCGATAGGGGCCGCGGCGGCGGCTTGCCCTACTCCAACTGCGCCGCCGCGCGGGCTCACGATGGCCGGCTGCTCGCGGTCGGTAGCGTCGGGCCTCGCGGCCTCTGCCTTCAGAACCTGTTGCGAGTCCGGCACTGGGGTAATGCTTGTCGTCTGAGCGGACAGCCGGAACCGGCCCTCGGCCGCCAGCGCCTCGGCCTTCGCCGACTCTGCAATCTGAGCGGCCAGTTCTTCGGCCTGCCGCTTGGCTTCAGCCTGCCGGATCGCCTCATCGGCCAGCCGCTTCGCTTCGGCCGCGATGCGCGCCTCTTCGTCGGCCTTGCGCTTGCGCTCGCGCTCTGCTTCGGCGGCTCGGTGCGTGGCGATGCGGGCCTGCACCAGCGTCGAGAAGTCGTCGGCCGCCTTGTGCACGATGGCGCCCAGGTCGGCGAACAGGAACTCGAGGCCCTCGGCCGCCGCCTTGAACGTCGCCACGTTGCCGCGAATCATCCGGGCCTGACTGTCGGCCGCGATCTTGCCGGCGGCCAGCGTGCTGTCGAGCGCGTCCTGCATGCTGCTGATCGACCGCAGGCCCTTGATGGCGCCCGCGAAGTCGGCGGCCACCGGCTGCAGGCGCATCGGCGCCAGCTCGCCGTTCAGGTCGGCGATGTGCTTGTCCAGGGCTCGGCGCGCCGCCTCGACGGCCGACAGCTTGATGTCCTCCTTGCGCCGCGTCACCAGCTTGCCCAGGTCCAGGCGCACGGCCTTTGCCTCGCTGCTGATGTCCTCCAAGGTCTTGAACAGCGCGTCAATGCTGGCCGTCTGGCTCAGCGCGTGCTGCTTGGCGGCGGCAATGCGCGACTCCACGTCAGCGCACCACTTCACAGCCTTCTCGGCGTCGGCGAAGTCGGCATCGGTGCGCAGGTCGCGGTTGACGCTGCGGATGGCGGCCAGGGCGGTCTGCTTGAACTCGGCGAGGTTGCTGGCAGTGACCTCGCCCGTGACCTCGATGCGCAGCGCCGGCAGCGACTCGGGGGCCTTGCCGACCGGCGCCGGCTCGACGGACTCAGGCAGGACGTAGGCGGCCAGGTCGGCGGCGAACTGGTCCCACCCGCGCAGGATGTCGGCGCGCAGCTCGGCGTCCGGGTAGTACCAGCAGTGGCGCTCTTCGATCAGCTCGCCATCGGCGGTCCAGTCGGAGGCCATGAACAGGATGCGCTCGGCGCCCGCAACGTGGAGCTGCTGCTCCATCTGGACGCGGTGGTAGACCGGCAGCAGCCGGCAGCGCTCGACCTCATCAAGCCCGCTCGCGGCCATCGCATCGAAGGCGGCCTTGATCGCGGCCGACAGCTGCTTGTGCTCGAAGCCCTCACGCTCTTCCATCGTCAGGCCGTCGAAGCTGGCCGACAGGCGGCCGAGCGAGCCTGAGACCGGGTAGAGGTCTTCGCCGACGATCTGCTCAGCGCCAGGCCGGGCCAGGCCTTCGAGCCGGTGCCCGTTGTCGAAGCGCTTCTGCTGGCCGGCATCGACGTCAGCCTCGACGCCGGTATGCCGTTCGCGCAGCAGCTGGGCGCGCGTCTTGTACGGGCTGCATCCCATCATGGCCGGCGCATCGCTGGCCGGGTAGTGCTCGCGGCGCCAGGCCTTCCATTCGGGCGAGCCTTGGAGTAGCTGATGCGTTTTCAAAACGGCGCCTCCCCATCGTCGTCGTCGGCGGTCGTGCTGGTTGCGGCCGGCGCGGGCTCGGGTTCGGGCTCCGGCGCGGCCTTCTTCAGCGACAGCACGCGCGCCTTCTGCTCTTCGCTGAAAGTCGCCTTCGTGCTCAGCATGGCCAGCAGGTCCGGCGCGGTCTTGCGGCCGTCGGCCACCAGCTTGGTCCAGGCCGGCAGGTTCTTGTCGAAGTCGGCCTTCGCGTAGGCCGGCAGTTCTGGCCGAGCCGGCGCGGCCGGCGCCTGAACCTGCTGCTGCGCCGGGTTCGCCAGCGGGTCTCCGTCGAGCAGTTCGTCGACCGTGTAGACACCCAGGATCGCGCCGGGCGCAAACGCGCGAGCCCAGTTCTTGACCTGCAGGTAACCCATCTGCTGCCGCGGGTTCGTCTTCCACAGCGGGCTGTTCTTTGTCGTGACGGCGGCCACCGACAGCCACTCACCCCATCGCATAACCTCTTCGCCGCGCAGCACGCAGCCGACGCGGCACTCGAGCGCGTTGCCGTCGCCGCGGTATTCGTAGGCCGGCGCATTGCGGATGGCGCCGCTGTTCTGCAGCACGGCATTGACAAGCTGCGCTTCGTACCCGAGGCGCCCGCTGACGATGTGCGTCTTCTGGGCCACCGCGAACGGGTCCATGTTCCACAGCATGGCTTGCATCGCAATGGCCATGCAGTCGCCGACGTTGCCGCGCAGGTACTCGGGCACGGTCATCCGGCCCTCGGCCATGCGGATGGCGATGCGCTCGATGCGGTCCAGGCTGTCGCCCTGCATCAGATCCTGCGGGCGGAATGGGGCCTGCAGCAGCCGTGCGAGTTCGGTCTGCGCCGGAGCCTCTTTGACGGCCGCCAGGTGCGTTCGTTGTTCAGGTGCGTTCATCGTCTCTCCGTTGATCGTTGAAGGGTGGGGCCGGCAGCTTTGAACGTCCCCGAGCCCAAGCAGGGCGGATGCCGGCCCCGGAACTAGGGTCTACAGCGAGGCCTCG